TCGCCTCTTGTCTGTCTAACTCCTTGTATCGGTGTTTTTCCTCCAGGTACGTCCAACGTCAAATTGGTATCAGATGACGCGCCGGAATAAGAACCTTGCAGTTCAACCTGCATTGTTGAACCTATTCGCCTGAACTTAGAAACATTGAACCCACTAAATAAGTTCCCCCCGACTGTTATGTTTGGTGTGAAGTCCTCAAACTCGGTGACAACCGTCCCATTGTACGGAAGCCTAGTGCCCAAAAACATTTGATCTAAGTAAATTACCGCTGCGTCTGCGGTAGCCTCAAAGCGTAGAGCAAGCGTACCAGAAGTTGGGCATACAAAACTTACCTGGCCTGTGCTTCCCCATTCGGCTTTAGTTTCAAGTACAAGCTCTTTTAAAACACTCGATCCATCCCAAACCTGCATCTTTAAATTGGCGTCACCACCTTTATAGTGGGCTGACATAACACAAAGCCGATTTTTTATGATCTCATAGTCAGAAAGTGAAGCGGCTGAGCTAGTAAGAGTCTCAGCTCCCGCCGCGTCCCAAGCAATAGAGCTCTTCCCAAGACCCCTCTCTGTCGTCTCGACAGTGGGTGCGGTCGTAGATCCTGTCCACCGAGATACCCCAAATTTACCGTCTGGGTTAGCAAGAAGGTTAATTTCTGAGTCGGCGGAGTACCCAGGAGTACCCAGGAGTAGTAGAAGAGTAGCTAAGAGTAAATGTCTCATGCGAATGTAACCTCCGTAGAACTCGGAACAAACCGAGCGTCCTCTGTGTCTTCTGAACCCGTCGCAGCAATCCTGCTGAGCTCTACCCTTATTAAATCACCAGCTGAAACCGCTATGCTGTTGATCTCTCCAGCCGAGTCTGTGATCTCTGTTGAAAATTCTCTGTACTGGTTTGCTACAGTATTCGTGATGTCACCAGTGTTGTCGACATGCGAGTTAACTGTAGATGTTGTGGCATCGGTGTTTTTTCGTACCAGATAACTAGCTGTCTGCATCTTAAAATTATTGGCTGTCGCGGGACTATATAATGAATGATACATCGATATCGGCTGACCGCCTGGGTAGCTCTGAGGAACTTTCAGCCAAACGACAAGCTTGTTACCAAGGCTTGGCTCAAAAAAGTAAACGAGCTCTCCGTTCTCCTCACCATTTATCGGTGCTAACCCATCAACAGGATTCCAACGAAGACCGCCGCCACCGCCGCCACCAGACCCAAGTCCGGCCCACGTCGTAGCATCGATCTGAATGCGAGCTTGCTTGAGATCACTTCGAAAAGTAACCCGCCCGATAGATGTTGCCCCAGCAGATGGATCAGATCCAACTACTTGTAATTTTGCGGCCTCTAAGTCGCCATATACTTTCATACTTTACCCCTTACTCAAGGCCAATTAAACGGTACGAGCCCGATGGAAGTGGTGTCGTCACAATGATTCTCACATTAGATGCTGAGGTCATTGTAATCGCTACACCCATAACTTCAAAGTTATTCGCATTATCCATTAACTGCCAAATGGCATTTCTTGCATCTGTAATAGCAGATGATACGTCCACATCTTTTTGTGTCTCTGAGCCGTTCCAACTGGTGTCCGAGATAAACTTGGAAACACCAAGGACCTTGATCGCAGCCCCCGTATCCACATATGCTTTCGCATTATCTGTTGCGTAGTAAACACGGCCAGGCGTCTGAGCTGAAAAACTCGGGAGGCTGGTACTAAGAATGTTCTCGAGCCTAAGGCCAATATGCTCACCTGTGGAGTAAATATTACGCCATATCAGTGAACTGGACCCGATATCAGTCCCAGACCATCCCCCCGAATACGAGGCCGTTGTTTGTGGAGCTAAAGTATCTTGGAGAAGTACCGATCCCTTAGTACCATGAGCGGTCGATCCTAGGACCAAATTTTCGGATGCCGCCGTACCACCTAAAACAGTTTGCCCGCCAGCTCTTCCTGAGAGCATTGCAAACTGGGTATGGCCGGCATCTCCTGTTGTTAAACCACCCAAGCTTCCATGCGTAATTTCAGTGTCAGGTACCGATGCGAGCCATGTACCAGATGTGGCGTCGTAGAACAAAGAATCGCCTGTTTGAGCCGGCGACGTTTGGCCAGTATCCCTGAATTTATTATTTCTTAGAGCAACGATCCCAGCCGTGTCGATGGCGTTTGTACCATCTGAAATGCTGGTGCCAAGATACAAGGTTCTCATCCTTGCGGACGGACTACCGTAGTCAAGGGCATTGTCAGATGTTGGAAGCAGGTGCGAAGCGTTGGTTATGTTCCCTAAGCCATTTGCTGTGAGCGCAAGATCACCGTTGGTGTCCTGCACAGATATCGTATTTCCATCAATCCGAACATTGTCAACATCGAGAAGACCTGTGACCGTTACGTTTCCCGTGAAACCTGCTGCCAAAGCAGCAATGGTTTTTGTCACGTTTACAATGCCCACACCGTCAGGGCTTAGATTGATATTTCCGTCAGTGTCAGTAGAACTAAGAGTATTACCGTCAAGACGTAGATTATCCGCATCCAGTTGAGTGACCGTAGTCGCCCCAGCACCCAAAGTCCCAGTCGTGATAAGTGTATTCGCACCAAAATCAAGTGCTCCAGTCGAGCTGATTAGTGTAGATCTATTTGGACCCGCGACAAGTGGTGTTAGAATTAAAGTCGAGCCAGAGTCAGTAAGGGTGGTGACCCTCGCCCCTAAATCACCAGTCGTGAGAAGGTTCGATGCACCAAAAGAAACTTGCCCAGTCGTATCGGTGATTGAGCCAGGGACGAGGGTCATGGTGTTGGAAGTATCGTCCGCTACAAGTGTCGTCCCCGTCACTGTCGCGCCATTGATATTTCCTGTCGTCGTAAGAGTCTCGTCCCCGAAGGAAATAGACCCCGATGAGTCAGTAATAGATGCTGGTCCTATACTGGTCGTTCCAACCCGTACCAGCGTGGAGAAATATGCGTTTTTCCACCGCTCTGTGGCTGTGGATAAGCTGTATAAATCATCTGTAACAGGTCTGAACTGGCTGTCAATCTGGACAAAACCAGTCTGAGCACCGACACCGTCACCTGAGTTCGCATTTAAAGTTAAATTCTGACTTGCCTGGTCGCCACCATAGACTGACTGACCAGCATATGTTCCAGTAATTACCGAACCACTCGCATCCAGATCAGAAAGACCAGATTTGTAAACATAAAGCGGTAGAGTAACATCTACAAATTTTGCAAGGATGGAATCAGTGCTCCAATCCACATCAAGTGTCTTGTACCACTGCGCAGAGACATCGCCCTCGCGTTGCTCCCAAATATAGGCAGCTTGCTTGCCGTCGCCATCATCGAGAACTACTCGAGAGTCGCCAATTGTATTACCAACAGACGGAAGAGCAGCAACATTGGCAACTGCAGCTTGCGCGTTTGGTCGCGCTACAGCGAAGAGGTAGTTGAGAGCCTCTTCAATATTTAAAATACCAGGAGCTGCCGGGTTTACATAGCCAATGTCCGTACCAGGATGGGTGTACGGATGCTGGTCTTTATTCCAAACTCGCGTCCTCGGTCTCTGGTCTTTTACCGTCATTAAATGTTCCCATCACCGTCTGGGTCATAGTTCGCAGCAGGATCAAATACAAAATCAGTGTCCCAAGCAGATTTCCACTTGTAAACACGCTCCTGCCTAGTGCGCACAGTCATACCCGTAGGAGTTAAGTACACATACTCCGTACAAAGACAAGGCGATCCATCTGGTGCGGTTACTACAGCTTCAAATAAAAATTGAGCTCGTCCCTGAGCATCAAATACGATGTGTTGCTTAGTTTGCTCGTTTTGGAGTGAAGTAATAAGCTCCGTTCTCGAACGAACATCGTCGTTGTCTGTGGCCATTTTTTCAAACTCCTGAAAGTTGAAAAAGGGGGGATCTCTCCCCCCTCAACATTATACGAAGTTTGCTGGCAAGATACCGTAAACGATTCCGTTGTTACCAGGTTTCGTGTGCTCCATCTCTCCAAAGAGACATGTGTCAACGATGTACTGGTATCCGTCTTCGGTACGAAGTTCAAAAAATTCGTGACCTTCTGGGTTCTTGCGTTTCTTGAAGAATCCGTTAGACCGGAAAGTAGCAGACATTGGATCGTGGTAAACAACAATATCAGGGTCCCACTCTTGGATCATGACGATTGTGATCTCACCCTTGACAGTGTTCAAAGTGATTTCGTCCCAGCCGTAGAGTGAAGCTTTTTTGCCCTTCACACTTACTTGGTAGTTACCCCTTTGTGGTCCTCCACCGCCGCTGTTCTCGATCGCTTTCATGATAGCGCCACCGACTGTGTAGTCACAAAGGACTTTAGTCGCACGGCCCCGAGCCTTTTTACGGACTTCGGTGTAACCATCAAATAGCTTGTCGAGAATGTTCGACTTAGTCCAAGAAACACCTGGGATGTTTACTGCCTGCAAGAATGGGTAAGCCAATTTAGTCTGACCGTGCAATGTGGCAGAACCACCGTTTGCAGCAGAAAGATAGGCATCCCGCATTGACTGGTATGAAACCAAGTCAGCATCGTCAGTGTATGCACGAGCGTTATCTGCAACAGTGTATGCAGAAACGTCAGCCGCTGCGCCACCACGAGTAGCAGAGAATGTAACTGAATTTAAATTGATGTCGATCGCGATCACATAGTAATCTGCCGCCGCCTGAGTATCACCTTTCCAAGTAACCTTTTGGCTCAAGCTGAACCTGTCGATACGGTCAACAATCACAACACCGCCAGCTGTACCGTCAACTGTCGCGGATGCGAAGTATGGGCCAGTGCCGAGCTGGATTGAAACGACCATTTTCATGTAATCTAAGAAATCTTCGAGTGTGTCGGGAAGGATCTTAAGGAAAGAATCTTCCACAATTCTGCCTGAATGGTCTACGAGGTCCCTATGATTAAAAATCATACTTCCCCAGGCTTCCCGATAATCATCAATAGAACCGCGTACATACAGGTCTTCGGAGATATCCGTTGCCTGCGTAAGCTTGCCCATCCGCACCGAGCTTGCAGCCGATGCTTTAAACGGGACTATGAGTTTTCCACCTTTCCAAGAGTCGTCCTTTTGACAATTCTGGAGGATGTAGTCTCGTTTTAGTAATTCTTCCTTCAATAATTTGTTAGGCAAATACTCGTTAAGCATTGCCTGAAATGTACGTGATGTGCTCAAGTGTTTACTCCTCTAGGAGCCTTGAGTTTTAACCACCCTGTGCGGCTAACCTCTCAGCCCTAATAGCTTTAATGTCCTCAATACTCGTAGGAGATCGCCTACCGACAGGTGAAGTCCCACGGCCCTGTAAATTTGGTATTACCGGCTTTTGACCAGGTGCTACCTGAGTGTGACCTTGCGCTCCCGCTTGGACATGTTGCTGATTAGGGGTTCCCACCGCCCTCAGACCAAAATAGTTAATGGTGTCGTGGATAACATCAAGTGCACCCATATCGACCCCATTAACCTGACTATGAAAAATTCCTCTTTCAATAGCCGCTTGTTTAAATGCTCCAGGTTTTCCAACCCTGGCATCGTAATCTTTTATTAATGGTGCAACATCTGGATTGTTTAGTCCATTGTCTAATTCAAACAATCTCTGTTGCTGCGCCTGCCGACTATACTGCTGCTGGAGTGTTTCATTTTGAATCTCCAACTGGTGCATCCGAAGTCTGCCCTGATTTTCTGAATCAATTCTTGCCCTCTCTTCGGGTGGCAACTCCTTATACTTTAGCTTGTTAATAGCATAATCTATAAACATTTTTTCAGGCAAGCCCAAAGCCTTAATAAAATTTGCAGCATCACCAGCCTGCACAAACTTATTTACCGTACTAAGGCTCTCGTTCAAGTTGGTGAACTTGTCCCGGTAGTCATCGCGCTCTTGTTTAGCCAATGGTAGTCCGTCTCTCGCTGTATACAAGTCTTGAAAAAGCTTGTAGCTCTCCTCATCCTTGATAAAAGGACGAACTTTCTCGTCAAACTCTTTTTCCTCATCACGCACCGAGTAGGTAAATTTGTCCCACTCAGCTTTTGTAATCTCGCCAGCTTCCAAAGCTTCATCAGCGTCTTCTGTTGTTTCTGTTACCTCTTCCGTAGAAACTGAATCCTGCTCAACAGATTCGGTATCTTCGTTTGTTTCTTCAGTGTTGACTGTCATGGTGCATCTATCTCCAAAATTACATCAAGGCTGGATTGCCCTGGGGTGGCTGTTCTTGTGGCTGCTGCAAGCGACGAAGTTGATCTTGCATCTCCACCTGCATTTGCTGGGGTCTTTCTACGCCAGGATTGCCGTTCATCATCTCAGCCAACTGTGCAAGAGAAGAGCGGTCCATGGACTCCATCTGCTCCAACGTGTCGCCCTGGATCTCCATTTGCTCAAATAACCAGTTGAGAGATTTCTGGAAGACGCGAGCCCTCTTTGGCTGCTTCGTAGGATCGTCAGCCTCAACATACATATCGACAGCAACCATCGGGCCACCAATAGGAATGAACCCCGCTTGTGCCCGCTTTATCTCCTCTGCTTTTCTCATCTCTTCCTTCTGATGAGATTGCTTGAACTGGGCATATAATTGCTGAACCTGAGGTGACAAAAACTTGAAGTCCGCTTGCTTCATCCTGTGGCCAAGCTTCTTTATGTAATAGACATTGTCGTCGTCCGGACCAAGCTGTGGGTTTTCACCACGCTCGATCGACATCATGTCGTTCTTCACGTTGTCTTCATCGATCGTTAAATCAGAGAAGCTGTCCTCGTTGTTTACATATGGCATGTTGTTTAGGATTTTACCGACGGTTGATGGGTCCAAGCTGCTGCCAAGATACTGGAGGATATTCTCGAAGTTTATTTGTTTGCCGAGCATCGTCTCTGCATCGTCAGATATTGGCTCCATGGTCATCCGGTAACAAAATTTAGTCGTAGACCTGAATTCTGGGATATTTATTTGCTCGTTTCTACCAATGGCGTAAATTAACGCCTGGTCAGGTAAGTAATTCCGACAAATATCGAGTGACAACTCAGCTACATCGCACAAAAAACGCTCCCATTTCTCTATATATGGGGTAAAAACAGCCTTTTGGGCAATAGAGCGGAAAAGTAATGTGTTTGGCTTGGCGTCAAGAGCTTTCTCCGTTGTCGCCTCATCGAGAAGACACGCATGGTACATCTCTGTAATAGTCCTCTGCGTGTAG